ATTCTTCCGACTTCTGCTGGATTTTGGCTTGCGCCTCACTCAGCTGGTTCGCTTCGACTGTTGCTAACGCCCATTGTTCAGCTGTTGCTGCAATCTCAGCTCGCAGCGCCGGTGTCACTTCCACACCAGCCTTCTGTGCCGCATTGAGCAATTCCTGCTCGGTTCGCGCTCTTTCCACTGCATAGCCATAATCGTCGATCAACGGATTGATCTGGCGTTGAGCCTCGGTCTCGGCAATCAGTGCTGATGTTCGGTCCGTGATGCTTTGGATGTCGCCGTCGAACTTATCGTCGGGTGTTTTCTTTTCCTTCTTAGGCTTCTTACCTTCAGCAGTTCGTGACCTGTCGCCGGCGAGTTCAGCCTCAGCAATGCGCTTGATTTGATCTTCCGTAAGCTTGGCATTTTCCGATTCAGAACGCTTCCGAACTTCCGCGATCTTGTTTTCAAGGGCGAATTGATCCTTACCCAGCTGAGCTTTGCGCAACGCATTGCGTTCATATTCAGCAGCGGCTTCGTTCTCAGCTTTACGCTGGAGAATATAAGGATCGGCGGTTGCGCGAGATGCCTTGTTTTCATCGGGACCGAGAGGGTAGGCTTCACGCATTGTTTGCAATGCGGCTGCTGCGACCGAACGCACATTGCCAAGAACCGTAATTGCCTGAGCCATTTTCGCGAAGAACTGGCTCATGTCCGGATTAGCTTGCGACAGACCGTTGATTGCGCGCACCGCATCTTCTGCACTGATTTCGGCCTTATCGAATTTGTCGATAATATTTTGGGTGTCAGACTTTAGCTGTGGGCTGATTTCGCCTTTTGTTGCAAGTACATCCAGATGGTCCGCAAGATCCTGCACATTCTGAGTGACAACCGTTAGTTCGGGCATCTCGCCGACTCTCGTCGACATTGCCTGCAAACCACCCATATGCGTGATCGTTTCAAGCACACGCTTGTTCAGTTCAACAACGGCGTCGCTGACAGGCGTGTTATTGATCGCCTCGAGGCGTTCTTTGACTTTTTCGGCGGTTATCTGAAAACTTTGATATTCAGCGATAACCTTCGCGATCTCTTTGCGCGCTGCGGCGTCTTCATTGGAAAGCGAGGATGCACCAGCACCACCCCGAACTGGAAGCATTGCTTCGGTCGACAACCAATCAAGATCGTCGCCCTGTCCAAAGAAACGACTACCCAGCCCTCCCTTCCGCAACCGCTCCAGCTCGTCAGCAATATTCTTGAGCTTACGCGCCTTGGCCGCATCAGTTAGTTTATCGAGCGCTTCCGCAGCTTGATCAATTCCCTCAGCAGTCTGCGGCGCGACAAGGCCGAGACGCTCCATTTCGGCGCGCAGTTGGTCAGAATTCTGCTTCGCTTCCATGGCCTTCAGCGTGTAATTGCCAACGGCCAAAACGAGCGCGCCACCAATGATCGCACCGAGAGGACCGGCAGCAGCACCAAGACCACCGAGAGCAGAAGCCATCTGGCCGGCGCTCTGTGCGGCTTTCATCGCCTGAGTGAACTTTACGACTGCAGCAGTTGTCGAACCGAGCGTGCGCACCAATCCGCCCAGTGAGCGGCCGATGATAGCGCCTGCAAACACCGCCGCCACCTGCATACCAGCGTCGGCAACCTTATCGAAGTTGTCAGCGATCAGGATCAGCGCTTGCGACATGGTCGACGATGCCGTCGTCACGTTGTCCACATTGCCGACATATTGCAGCAGAGCATTATTCAGAAGCGTAAAGCCGTCGCCGATCGTTGCTGGCATGTCTTCGGCTTCTTTACGCAGAACCGCCATCTGGCTCGTCAGGCTCTTTACGATATCGTTGCCGGTAATCTTGCCCTGAGATCCGAGCGCACGCAGGCCGCTGACCGTTGTGCCAAGTCCAGCTGCAAGTGCTTCGGCTGCACGGCCACCGACTTCGATGACAGTATTCAGATTATCGCCGGACAGCTTGCCTACAGCCATGGCCTTCGCCAGCGCATCAATCACACGCGCGGCGCGCTCACCTTTCGCACCAGACACGACGAGCGCATTGTTCAACGCTTCAGTGTAATCGAGTGATTGGTTGGTCGAATAACCCAGGTCGCGCAATGCTGTCGAATTGGAAAGATAGCTCTCGGCTGTTTGTGTCAGATCGGAATATGTTCGCCGTGCCATTTGGCCGAGGCGTTCCATGACCTGCGTGCCTTCACGGGTCGAGCCTGCAGCCAGATCCACGCGAGACGTCAGATCAGTCCATGTATCTGTGAGCTTACGAAGCTCGTTCAAGCCGACGACAGAGCCGACAGCAGCCAGTCCCTTGTTTATGCCGCTCCCCAGAGGCTTGTCAAAGCTGGCGTCAAGCTGACTGCGCAGACGCTTTGCGCTTTCCTCAATCTGTCGAAAATTCTGATCGGCAGTTTTGGCCATCTGGTTCAGCGTTTTGTCTGAGCTCTTACCGATGGCGTTAATCGACTCCTCAATGCGTTTTTGCGCGCGACGCAGAGACGCCACATCAGCGGAGATCGAAAGAATGATATCGTCGTTATTGCTCTCGTCGGCCACGCGGACCTCCTAAAAAGAAAAAGGCCGCACGAGGCGGCCTGAAATTAACTTCCGTATTTGCTGATGAGATCGTCGAGCTGATCCTGACTTGGAGCATCGATCTGTTTCTTGCCGCCGCGGGCTATAGCGAAGCCCTCCAAGGCAGACAGAAATTCGCTCAGTGACGAATTCCAAAAAGTATCAGGCGTCCATCGCAGGACGCCAAAGGCTGACTGTTGCCATTCTCGCCAGGGAAACTCCGCCTCTACACTGTCGCCCCGGCTTCCCCGTTTCCCGATTGCTCGTCCTTGAAATGATGCGCAAGTGCTGCTTCAAAGGCTTTTGAGAGCGCTGGAAAATGGCCGAATTTTAGAACAGCTAGGGCAGCAGAAGCATCGCCGCGAACTGTCAAATGACGGATCGCTGACATTGCAGCTGCAACTTCGACATTGGAAAGGCGATCAAAGAGATCCTGCATTGATTTGCAGCCGAGATCGGTCGAAACCGCTGCCAGACCGCCCATGGTTGCTGCAATCACGATATCGACGCCACCAATGGTGACGCCGACTTCGCCGCGAGCCCCGTTAACAGGGAACTGCATTCTTATACCTCAGCTTCGAATTCAAGCGGGCCGGCCGCTTCGAATGTAGCTGAAAAGTCCATCATGCCTTCAACCTCGCCGCTGAATTCGAAATCAGTCACAAACCAGGGGCCAGTGTAAGAACCGAGACCCGGAACGATCACGCGGGCATTGAAGATGGTCGCCTCATTCACATGATTGATAAAAGTCGCGCTGTCTGCGCCTGCGACGAACTTACCGGAGCCGGTAAAGGTGCGCTGCTTGATACCCGGTACGCCAGTTTTCTGAGGCGTTGCTTCCGGATTGTTGCAATCAGGAATCGTGGTATCGACGCTGTTGGCCGACATGTTGAAAGAGCGCGTGGTGATGCCGCAGAGGTTATTGAAAACCTCCGGAGAAGCGCCGTTGCCGATCTGAATGAGAAGAAGACGGCCGATTTGCTGACCAGTAGCCATATGGAAATTTCCTTTGAACACAAAAAAGCCCGCCGAAAAGGCAGGCTGGGAGGATTTGATTTTTGGGGGTGACTAGAGCTTGTCGACGTAAGCGGTGAGCTCGATCACGGCATGGGAGTGAATGCCGTCGAGATCGCGAAATGTCCGTGTTTGTCGATGATGAAGGCTGATGAGACGATTTGACAGAAGCTGCAGAGGAGCGTCATGCAACGCGTCTGCAACCGCTTCTGCTACTTTCTTCACCTCGGTAAAGCCACCGCCGTAGTTCGACCATGCATGAAGCGTGGCATAAATTACGCGGGAGCCTACACAGGTGACGTCGGCCCGATGTTCGTCAAAATCGCCCATCACAACGTAAGGCGGTATTGCTTCAGGCGGCGCCATGTCGAAGATGTTCTCACCGACAAGACTTGTTAAAGCTGGTGTTGCCAGCAGGTGCGAAACGATCGCACCTTGCAGTTCGAGAGAAGCTGAACTCATCGACTTTTTAGCGCCTCCCGAATGCCTTTGTTCATGGCGTTACGTATGCGGCTCATTGCCTTTTTCCGCATACCTCGCCAAACGGGGAAGACATGCGGCTGAGCTGGTGTCGCGCCGTGGGCTTGTGATCCCTTGGTCATCACCTTGCCAGATTTGTAGCGCCGATCAGCACGGCGCGCTTGAGCGCCGCTTGCCTTGGTTCCGAACTCGATAAACCGCCAGATGAAATTCGCGTAGACACCCACTGCAGTCGGATCTTTCGACTTCTTGGCGCCGAAGACAATTTTGTCGGGATTGTCGGACTGGAGGCCAGCGCGAATGCTTTCTGCGTAATCACCGGATAGACGTGGCGCGCGCGCTTTGATGGCTGCAGCTGCTTCTTCAGCAACCTGAAACTTGACCTCATCCATTTTCTCGATCGCCTTGGGAGCGATCTTGCGGATTTTATTCGTCAGTTCCACGCGGCCTAAAAGTTTCGCTCGAAGCACGATCAACCACCACCTTCATCAGTCACCATGGCCTCGATGTGGGCGTTGCTTTCATCGGGGTTCATGATCGATTTGATATTGTAGGTGCGATCGTTCCGCGCGTTTCTAATGCGCCATGCCGGGGTAACAAGGCGCGTTCGGCTATTTGAGTGCACTGTCAGAGTGTAGGGCTGTATACCTTCAAGCCGTGCCGCAATGACAGTCTCAGATCCAAGACGCGGACGCAGCCGGGCACGCTCTTCGAACTTGTCGACCCATTCGCCGCGAACGCCACCACCTTCATCTCTGACATTTTCGCGCTGTTGGAAAACAACGCGTTCATTCATAGCCGCGTTAGGCGTCCGTGGTGTTTTCGACATTCGGCAGCTCACCTTTTCGTGGTGTTTTCAAACGAGATGCTTTGCCACTCGCAATCGCGGCCGCAGCGCACGGCGTGGTGACAAGGCCAGACCAACCAGCCTTGTAAGCGACGGTGACAGCCGGAGTTACGCGATGATTGAAGTCACCGCTGAATTTGATCCAGGGCATGATAACCTCACGCTAGAACGGGTTTTCGGTATCGATGGAGGATCGAGGTAATCCGTCGATCGAGATAACCGTCTGCTGGTGCATAGAGCGGGTCAGCATCGCCACGATTGGCCCACATAAAGCCGACCTGAAGCAAAACCGCCGCCTGAATAAGAGGCGGCGCTGTTTGATCATTCCATGTAGGGTCGGACTTGTTGATGTAATTCAAAATGATGTCTGATGCCTGTTCAATCATAGCACCAAGATCAGTGTCATCATCATCGTGAAAGATGCGCTGGCGCCTTTTGACCGCATCAAGAGTTACGAGCTTAACCATCTGAGTTTGCCCCCTTGAACGCTATTCTCACCGGCCCGACCGATTTTGCATCATCGTTTGATGGCGTGCGGCCGTTGCGTCCACGTTTGACAGCCAGCTGCCAGTTTTCGCCGTCACCGGGCTTGTCTGCGTTCGCCTTGAGAGCTACCCAGCAAGAACCGTCCCAAGTGACAGTGTCGCCTTGTTCATAGTTCTCTCCGGATTTATAAACGCCGCGATAGAGCATGAAAGGCGCTTTGAACTCGAATTCCTTTACGTTGTCGCCGTTAGCAAAACGCATTTTAAATGTGCGCTCGCCGTCAAATGACACATCGAGATCATCAAACCCCAAACCATCCTGACCATCTGCACCGGGGGCACCATCTTTTCCAGGTTGACCGTCGCGCCCAGGCAAACCATCACGGCCAGGCTGCACGTCGACCGCTTCGAGCTTGGTGATACGTTCGGAGAGCTTTGCAACACTGTCGCTGAAAGCCGCGTGGATCTTATCGATGTAACCTTTGACTGGCAGCATCATGGATGTTGCCAGTTTTTCGAAATCAAGCTGCATCTTTGAATATCTCCGCGGCTTTCGTTGCAAATGCTGCAATCGCTTTGGCGTTTGCGTCGCTTTCTGGAAGCGGCAATATTTCCGGCTTGTTTTCAGGCCTTGCTGTTGCGAACGGATCTTCGCGCGCATCACGCTTGTTAAGTGCTGACAAGCTATAATTCTGCTGCTGGAGATAAGGCGTATCACCACCCTCAACAGCCGGCAGGTTCATCACCTTGCGCGCTTCGTTTGGTGCACGTATCCCGGCGCCGACCTCTTCTTTCAATCTGGTCGCCATTGTCATGCCGTCCATGCGCAACAGAATATCGACATTGAACTCGACACCGACACTTTCACCTAGACCCAAGCCATCGTCCATGCAGTCTTCTGCTGACTCGATCAGCGTTTGGAGACACTGACTGTAATATTCGACGTTCAGTGCTTGAATGTTGTTGTAGGTTGGAAGCGTTCCGATACCGATCTTGTAAGGCGGTACGTGAAACGTCGAACAGACAACCTCAGCGGTCCATCTCAACTGTTCGATCAACTGAGCTGATTGAGCAGGAATGGCGAGTGCTTTGAACTCCATTCCATCGGCCAAGACAGCTAATTTGCCGGAGTTTTCCCGAGAGTAGCCATCTTCCCAGCTTTTCTTAATCGCCGCAGCATCTTCTTCCTCAATAGCGCCCGGCACGCTGATGATGCCTGATGGCAGCGCGTTGTTGCCGAAGAAACGATCCGAGTGCTGCTGAATCGTGAGACCCTGCTTTGCAGCAAGGCCGCTAGCATAAATCGGTGAAAGCCCCACCAGGGGATGAAAAAAGCAATTGAACCGATCATGAATAATTTCTGATGCCGGAACGGTAACCGTGGATGTGAGCCCAGAAACGTCATCCACATTCAGTTGATAAAATACGGCGCCTTGAGGTGATACAAGCACTTGCACGAGCATCGGGTTGAGAACGTGCAACGAGGAAATTTTGCCGTCTGGTGAGCGACGCTTCAAGACGTAAGTGTTGCCTGTTGTCAGCTTCGAGATGAAGTAATTTTCCCAAAACTGAATAGCGGTTTGGGTATCGTTAGGTTTGCGCAGAAGCTTTTTAAGCGCGTGCCGCTTTTTCTCAACCCAGATACCGTCCGGCGTCTCCTCGACGATCCGCGCGCGCAACTTTGCAATATCGGAAGAAATAAGGGTCACGCATGAGAATACCGCGTGATACGCCAAAGCCAGTTCGGGCTTCACTTCGACATTTCGCTGCCATGCGCCGGCGAAACTTTCAAAGATGGTGAACCATCCTCGGCGGGGAGAAGCTGTCGAAAGCGACTTCGCTTCGGAAGTTACTGGCGCTGGGGTGGTGACCGAGGTAGATGCGTTTTTATTATTCCAAAAGGCCATGCTGATCCTCTTCCTCAGTGCGACGCTTCTGGGTTCGCTTGGGCTTATCAACTTTCTGAGGTTCGACTGCGAGTTTCGCTTTACCGATACCTATTAAAATCTTGGCATCTCTCGGCGTGGCGATGAATTCCGCTTCAGGTAACAAGCGGCGAGTGCCATATGTGAAAGACTTGGTCGCTGTGAGCTTCATAGTTACCTCCGCGAGAGAAAACCGGCCGCCCGAAGGCGACCGGAATTTTGGTTATATGTCAGCGATTATTCGCCGCCGCCCGGAGCTGCTGGGACGCCCCAAGCGACACCAGAAAGAACCGCAACCGCCGATGGGCGACGACGCGCCCAGTTCACGATCCGCTCACCTCTGAAGGCGACACTGTTGGTCTGCCAGAGTGACACAAGGCCAGTTGCTCCCGTTGGCGTGGTGCTATCATGTTCCGGGTTGTTCGCCATTTCGAGCGAAGCCTGGTTCGACATATCGACTGCAACCTCACCATCGTCGGCGAGATAAATGTCCGAAGCGTTTGCCAGGACGACATAACCTTCAGGCACAAACTCAGAGACGATCGCAGGAAGGCCGGACAGCGTGCCGCCATTCATCGTGATGCCTGCAAACTCAGACTGGCCTAAAGCGTTTGTCATCAGTGACAGCGCGAGCGCGGTAGTCGACCGCATGATGAACACGCCGGACGTCGGAGCATTGTTCGCCGCAATGAACGCTGAAAACAGCAAACGAAGATCGTTTCGAACCGCATCCGCATCGGTGCCCGTCGACACGATTGGTGTAATGCCGTTCGTGATCGAAGCTGGCGAGACGCCTACAACTGCTGCCTTTGCGGGGTTGATGAAATCGGTATCCAGACGAGCGCGGAGCGCTGCGGCTAGCGAGTCTCGAATGAGGATTTCAGCAGAAGGTGAGCTGCTGCGGAGAAGTTCTTCGGTAACAACCGCAATGTTTGCGACCTTCGTCGGCTCCAGCGTGTTGCGCTCATAGCCAAAGTTGGTGAGCGGCTTGGCTTTACCTTCACCTACCCAATAGCCATCGCCACCAGACGTCTGGCCGATCAGCGGGGTGCGGAAAGGAACGCGGCGCAACGACGGGATTGTACCAGTGCCGAATTTACCAAGGATCGTCTGAGGGCGCAGGAACTCTACGAAATCGGCAAACACCGACGTCTCGTCGCCAACAAGGTTGGCCGCCCAGTTGCCGTCCTGAGTACTACCCGCAGAAACAGCTGCTTTGACGATGATGCCATAGACGGCGGATTCCTCGCCGTAGAGGCTCTTGGCCAGATCACGCGGACTTTCACCAGTGATCTTTGAAAGACCCTTCACCTTGGCCAAACGCGCAAAGCCGATACCAGCCTCTAGTTTCGGTGCCTTCACCTGAACGCCAGAGCGTGCAGCAGCAGCATCGGATAGAGACTTGATACCATTGGCGTTAACTGGTTTGGCTCCGCCTACCTGTGCTTTTTCCAATGCTCGGAAGCGCTTGAGATCAGCATCGATCGAGTCGATTTCAGCACTGATCGTGTCAAAGTCTTCCTGCTCAGAAGCGTCGGTGGTGCGGCCTTCAGCAGTAGCCTTTTCGAGAATTGCCTGCATAGAAGCGGCCTTTGCCGTGCGCGAAGCCTCGAGCGCGGCGATCTGTTCAGCAATATTCAAAATATCACCCTTTGATTTTTGGTTGAGTAGAACTGGTTTGTGAGATTTCGCCGTGTCGCCGGCGCTCTTTTCCTTCACAGCCTTGGTGCCTGTCGCGGCGTGCTGCGCAGTGGCAAAGTGTTTGACGTTCGTAATCGTCGCATCGGCATTAGCCGGGATGGTCACGGCTGATAGTTCCAGCCATTCCCATTTTTTGTAACGAACGCCCCACGATCTTGGGATTTCTTCGACCTCTAGGCCTCGGAAACCAATAGAAAAACCGCGCACAAGGCCGGCCTTGATCAGCGTCCATGCTCTGTCAATTTCAGGCGTGACGCCCTTCGCAACCGTAGCGACGACTTCAATGCCTTCGTCGGTTACGGACGCTTCAGTAACATGACCGATAGGGTCGTTATGGCTATGCTGCCACAACAACGGGAGCGGCAGTTTGAAAACAGCTCCTTTGGGATCGACGATATCTTCGACTCGATCCGTTGATGGCGTGCTCGCAATGCCGCGCAGCACGCCTTGTTCCTCGTCGAACGACTTAACGTCGAAGACGGCAAAAGCTTTGATTGTCATTGGTTTTCCTAAACCATGAAGAGCCTTGGCTTTCGCTTCGGCTTTTCGAGTGGTGTGTCAGCCGCAAATCCCGTCACCATCGCCAAAGCGACGGCAGCGTCGATGCGAACCGAAGCTTTGGTTTTGACGAACCAGCGGTTATCGAGTGGATCACGATCAAACGTGGCGCCCATCAAAGCTGTCATCAACACCGGGTTTCGCCGAAGCCGAACGCGGCCGTCGATAATGGCGTTTTCCAATTCGGTGACCGATCCCGGCATCCACAAGCCTTGCGGCTCTGGAAGGCCAGCAGCCTTTGCAGCTTCGATTTTCTTTTCGCTGGCCTTTGATCGACGTTTTCCGCCCTGCGGGTGGGGTATTTGCTCAACTTCGACGCCGATTGCATCAAGCTCCTCACGAAACTTGTCATAAGCGTAGGGATCATAAGCGATGCCCTGAACGTCGAAATCTTGCGTAAGCTGAGCCACTCGCTGCGCAACGAAATCGAAGCGGATGCGGCTTCCAGGCGAGGCGCTTAGCCAGCCTTGATCAACCCAGACATCGTAAGGAGCTTTATCAGCAAGAGCTCGAGCTTTTAAAGTATCTGCAGGCGTCCAGGCTTCGATCCACATATCGAAGGTAGGCAGTTCGATCGTTGAGCCATCCTCACGGTCCATCGACTTTGTGCCGGTTTTGACCGCGCACGCCAATGCTGTCATGTCTCGAGCGGCTGAAAGATCTACCGATAAAAATAGCTGCTTTCCGGCGTGTTCATCGATCGGCTCGAAATCGTCCATGACGGCTTCAACAGTATCACGCGGCATCCAGGCCTTATCAGCTGATGTCCACACGCAGAAATGCAAGCGCAAAATCCCGTTCAGCTTGCCGGGGATTTGCTTCGCCTGCGCCACCACCTCGGCCAAGTATTCTTCAGTCAAGATCGTACCGAGAAGCGGGTTAGCTTTTTTCCAGCAAGTCGGATCTTCGAGCGGGTCATCGTCTTTATCGAGCGCACAAACGTACGCAAACGTTGTATCGTCGATGACTTCGCCTACATAGATGAAATCATCATCTGGCGTCTTCGTGCCCGCAACCACGCGAACGGCATGTTCATGCTCTTCCCAGCAAAAGGAATTGCGGTCACTGCCCGAGTTTGTGATCATGAAAAGCAGTGGTTGCTGGCGAAACTTAAAACCACGCTCCAGCATCTCACCGACTGAACGATCAGGATGTTCATGCAGTTCATCGAGCAGAGCGAAATGAGGTCGTGGACCTGAACCTGTTTTGCCGGCGTCTTTCGATATCGGTCGGAAGAACGATTGCTTTTCGTGGAAAGCGATATTGAACTCTTTGCCGATCCCGCCGCTGAACTTCAGACGTCCCGCAAGCTTAGGTGCCGCACGGGCCATTTTCACAGCGTCTTGAAATAGGATTTGTGCTTGCTCTTTCTTCGCACCCGCAGCGTAGACCTGAGAACCTGCCTCGCCATCGGCCATCAAGCCAAACAAGCCAAGACCGCCCGCGAA